CTCCGTTTGAATTAAGTTCCGTAATAGGTAAACGACCACGATTCATGTCACCATCTTGTGTCATAGATCTACCAATTACACTACCAGTTTGAAAGTACATATTAAGTGCTTCTTGTGGATTATAATTAGTACCGTTACCTAAATCTATTTCGGCTAAAGCGTCTGCATCTAAGTAAACACCATCAGGTACTACTCTAGATAACACTTGCTGTAGCTTTAAATGTGTAAGCTGAATCATATCAGCAAAGTTAGTCATGCGACTTACTAAGCTTTCAATACGACCCTCGTACATACGCGGTGCACAGATAGCATAACTCATTTGAGCTTTTGTTGTATCTGCTTTTGGTCGTATCATATTCTTTTTAAGCTCCCATTTTAAAAGCTCTCTACTACCAATTACTTTAGCACCTTCATAAATAACCTCAATAGCTCTGTCTACTTTTTCAAAGTCATCAGAAGCTGGTGGGTTAAACGTGTCGTTTTTCTCTATAGCTTTACTACCACCTGAAGCTGTCTTTTTTATTTTGTGTACTTGATTGGCGTATGTTTTATACTCAAAATATAATACTGTTGCCGTGTTATCTTCGTCAGCTTTAGAGTTATAAGCAGTATTACTATAGGAAGAGTTATAACCTTTATAAGACTCTAACTGATCATCTGTGAGATCTGGAAACTCTTTTTTAAGCTCATTTAAATAAACTTGTTTAACTTCACCTACATAGTATATATCGTCAAAATAAGGTGAGTCTGTGTTAGAGTAAACTAAATCAGCTGGATCTACATATTCTACTTTGATGCCTTCTGCTTTATTAAAAGAACTTTTAGCGGCACCAATACCTATAACAGTTAAATCATTGTTTATACGTCTAGATACAAGCTCGTATTTGTTTTTATCAAAAATACTATTAATAGCTTCTTCTTCTGCTATTTCTATAGACTGCTTGTAATCAAGCTGCATGTGTAGCTCTAATTCTTCTGTAGACTCAGGTAGTTTGCTTTGGTCTGTTTGATATAAATTTACCCCAAATTCAGCCAACGCCACGTCATTGAACTTTTTAGTTCTCATGTCTTTAGCTATCTTAGTGACATATTTAGTTCTTTGTTCTATTGATGCTGGATCTTGAGAGTAAGCTTTAATATCGTAAGATCTATCAGCCATACCGTTAACAACAATGTCAACAAACTTTGGTATAATAGGCACTGGTTTCCAGTCTAAGTTTAAATAAGATAAATCACCATTAATAGATAATTCATCTTTATATTTTCTAACAGACTGTTCTCCTCTAGCGTATAGTCTTAATGAGTGAAATGATTGTCTAGATGTTGAATATCTACCTGATCCATTTTTACCGTCGTAACCATCTTTAGTATTAAACCACTCATGCTCTATAGCTCTACCAACCTTAGCGCCGTACTCTGCACTCATCTTCTCTAAATCACTAACCGCTTGGCTGGGAAAAGAACTCTTTATAGCTTTATTAATCATTTATTTTAAATTATTTTAGATCTTGATCCTTTATTATCGTACCTTTTAATTCCAAGGTTTATACTTTTAACTTGTCTTTCTTGGATTGGGGTATAAAGGTTTTTGTTGCAAGCCATTACAGCAAGCCCTGAACTTATTGACGCATCAAACTTAGTTCGGTTGTTTATATCAAACCTTGCCCAGTCTTCTAGTGTTCTATTAAAATACATATCACCGCAGCCATTACTACTAAACCCCACGTGTTTTTCTATATAAGATTCTATAGCCGCAGCGTGTGACTGCTTCATATCTTGTGAAGAGTTAGGTATACCACCTATTTCCTTTTCTGTTACCGATAATTTACTGTAAATTTTATCTGGCCTGTTCATTGAAAAGCCTCTGTAACCTCTTCTTTTAAAATGGTATAATAATCTTGGTTTATTGTTTTCTGCTAGTATTGGCATGCCGTAAAAAACACAAGCCATAAGTACATCTTCAAAAAATATTTCAGCTGTTTGTGGCCGAGCAACATACTCTAAAAAAAAGCTATTAGCAGGCGCTTCTTCCATTGAATATTTAGTAAGCCCGTGTAACGCTCCGTTAGATCCTATGCCGTCAACAGTTCCTGATATATCATAACTGTCACAGCCAAATGCTCCAACGTGTTCATTACCAGGAAACTTAATACCGTTTTTAAGCCTTATTCTGTTTTGCATTTCTAGCTTTGGTACCCAGCTAACTTTAAACCTGCCATTTTTATTAGGCACAAACTCTACAGTAGTGTCTTTGATACCGTTTTTCCATTGAAACGAACCTAACGTAACAAGTGAAGACCTAGTTATGTCATCGTTGTAATCTATTTGCTCGTATATTTTAGTTAGATTAAAAAGCGATTGTTTTGCCTCGTCTCTAAATGCATGACTTTCTGTGCGTGGAAACTGTCTGTAAAATTCGTTTAAACCGTCTTGATCGTTTTTTAAACCTTCTACTTCGTTGTCCCAGTACTCTATTACTCCTTGCTCGATCTCGTCGCCATACGCATTGAGTACCGGTTTGTTCGGAGTGTCGAAGACAGGTGCTCCATACATATCAATATATCCTTCGTAGTTCCATTCCATAGGTATGAACAAAGAATATAATCCTGAGCTAGTCTGTCCATTGCGGTTTCTTCGTGTAATATCTGAGTCATAATAAAGCTTTTTAAAATTGTCTCCACCTTTATCTAATGAGTTACTTGTTGAACCCATCATACACTTTCCAATAATCCTACTACCTAATCTTAGCGTGGTTTTCGTGACACGCCAGTTGTTGAGTATATTTGTCGGACGCTCCCATTTACCGCTTTCGTCGTGGACAAGTAGCTTGAGTTTCTCACCGTCGTACGAGTTGTCGCCCGTGTTCTTCCAGTCGATCGTGGTGTCGAGCCCGTCGAGTTCTTTAAGAGTCTCATTGTTTTCGAGTTTTTTACGCGTGTATTTTGTCGCGGGTACTCTATACGCGAGTTCGGTCTTAGGCCTGTCCATACCGTCCTGTATTGGCTTAAAAAAGAAGGGGTAATTAACTGATATCGGTACCACTTTATCTGTGAACATCTTCTTCGCATCAGGTCCACTCTTTGATAAAATGCCATATCGGGAGTCGCTAGATATGGTTGCCAAGTTAACCACCTCGCCTGATGCCATAAAGGAAAAGCCAGATCGTCTATTCTTAAGGTAGCACAATCCATAGGATCGTACATCGGCCTTACATGCCTCCCAAAAGATGTAAAATAATCTGTTTGACTCGCGAAAGTCTGGTTGACCGACATCAATTTTACTCCACTGCAAGTACATGTAGTGAGTACCAGTAAGATAAGTAGAAATGTCTTTGTTATAAAACCAAAAACCTTCCTCCCTACGAGTAAACTCATTATCG